CCGTTTACTTCTGGAGCATCTTCTGGGTCTTTAATATATTTACGAGTTGTAATTTCTTTTCCTTCGTAATCTTCCCGCTCACTATCTTGACTCCCAAGACCCTCAATAGGTTTTATTGGTGTTACCTCACCTTCTGGGGTGACTTGGAAGGGGGGAGCCTTTGATAGAATTACAAAATCTAATAGCTTAGAAAGAGGATCGTCAGCTAATTTATAAAGGGACTTATCAACTTCCTTAGAAGCTTTGTCGCTCAGAGGTTGTGCGCCCTTCAGACGGTAAGCATCGAATGCTTCCTTAGAACCCAGATGAGACTCAATACGGCGCAGTGCAGCCAGTGAGTCTTCGTAACGCTGTTCACCGAACGCTACCGCTGCTTCCTGTGCATCCCTATGGGCTTGGTTGATAACAGGCAACTTTGAATGGGCGACTGCGTACTGGCTCTGAATATCTAAGATTCTAGCTTTGTACGCCTTAAATGATTCTGTTATCTTACCTTTTTCAACACCGTAGTCGTAACTCGACCGTGTTTGTTCTTCAAGGTCTTTAGTAAAGCCATACTTTGAAGAAAGTTCTTTTATTCCACGCTTAACCTTCTCGACTGTTGCAGAGTAGTCATCAGGGTGTTGCCGAGACATTCGGTGAATAACGTCACCAATCGCTTCTGTTAGGAATTGGCGAATGCCAGAACCGCCAGCATCACTCATCGCAGATGTGCCAAGTCGTTCAGCCTCGCCACGTTGCGCTGCTGCAAGTTCAAGGAACCGTGTATCTGCGCCCACACGCGGCGTTACTACTGTGTCAGGGTCTACACGAGGCTTTACTGTAGAAGCTTTGTCGCCAACCTTCTCTGTTGCTGGGGCTTTTAACCATGGGTATTTTTTTGATTCTTTTATATCTCGTTTCGCACTTGCTGTAATAGTATCTCGCAAGTCTTTAGGTAGCTTATGAAAGCTATGGGCGGGGTCTTTCAAGCTATCAAGATACGTTCGTTGATAATGATATTGTTCCTTTGCATAAGAATCACTATAATGTGGGGAAGCAGGATTCATTTTAGCACGATGCTTATCTCTATGATGCCAGTGGAAAAAGAACTGGTCATGCGTTCCGTCTTTGGGGTCTACCCCACTTGCTTTATAGCTTGAATGTTTAATTGCCTTTTTCCATGCGTCTGAAGAAATCAGTAATTCACCTTCCCTTAATATACTGCTTCTCATATCTGATATAATATCATCCCGATGTATTAGAAATTCATGAAGCTGCCCTCTTCTATTACCTGCTGAGGTTGCAAACTCTTTTGCGGTATGTTTTTGTACCGATACCGGAACCGTTTGCCCAGTTGAGTATCTTTGTTCTGCGATTTTTACCGAAGCCTCCTTCGCTTTTGGATCGCCCTTCTCCCATTCTGATTTGTTTCCTCTGTAAACCGTTACAAATTCCGGTAAATCTCTTGTAGTATAGTTAGCCATTCTTTGCACTTCATCTACAAATTGTTGCAACTTTTCGGGCGTTATCCGTTTTTCCATAGCCTCTCCACTATGACCTTTCTTAAAAGCTATATCCATAAAATAACTACGCGCATAGTCAACATCGTCACTATCCACCCCGTTGTGTGCATCTTGTATAAGGATTAAGGCGTTTGAAACGTGATCATAATTATTCGCCATTGCATCCCGTTCTTGTGTCTTAGCCAGATATTTCCCTAATGGAGATTTAAATGTTAGGGCTTCCTCTTTTGAAAGACCTTTATTTTCTTCTTCAAATCTTTTTGCACGTTCTTGATTTTCTGGAGATGCGGAAACAATCTTCTCGCCTCTTTTTAATCCAATACGATTTATACCACGTTGTATCTTGAACGCCTCTATCTCGTCTTGTAGTGCATCTAATTGCTCTAACTGTAGTAGTCCGTCTTTAACCCTTTGCTCTGAATTTGCCCGGAGTTCTCCCTGAAGATCGGACATCAATTCATTACTGTCAACCTTCCTTCCTAAAATTCTTACCATGGCGTTATTAATCGCACCTTCCCACTCATCTTTATCATCTGCCGCTTTTAGCCAGTCCCCGTAGTGTTCAGAGTCATACGTTGTGCTTCTATCAACACCACCCCAAGCCGAATGGCGAAGCGGGTGTTTGTTCGTCTTTATGTTATCAGCGAACCTCCGTGCCATACCAGCAACAGTCCCATCATCGTACCTACGATTTGTTATCGCATGTAACATATCCCTTCTATTCTGCACGGGATTGAGTCCAAAACCTGAGCGATTTAAGTCAATTTCTTCCCCTGTACGGCTATGTTCTGTGCTTAGACCTGAATCCTCGAACTTGATACCTAAATCATCAAGAGTGATTTTACCTTCGTCACCAGCTTCCCGTAACTCATCAATCGTGTTTTTCTCCCCCGTAGCAGCCGCATATTGTCCTGCTTTCAACTCTCTTGTATCGTAGAAGGTTCCCTCGTCTACCCCCGTATGAGGGCGTAACCCCAGTCTCTTAATTTCTTCAGGAGAAGCATACTCTCTAAAGTCTTCTGGGACATCATCTTTGGGTCGGTCACTTGAGGTGTCTCCGATACCCTTTATACCTTTAATACCTTCTTCCGCTTTTGTAAAATTAAATAATTTTGCCACATACCCAGAAGCGTGTGCGGCTTGTGCTACTTTCCTTGCCTTCTTGCGAGAATCAAAGGGGCCTTTACTACCCCAGTACCATTTGTTATCTCGCTGACGTACAGGCATTAATCGTTCTCGTTGTCGTCGTCTACGTCATCGTTGGGGTCTTTACGTTTATTAGACCCTGACGGATCATAACTTACTGTTGGATTAGTTGGGGATTGGTTTGGGAATGGAACTATAAAGGTTGCTTTCTTTATTTCACCTAATCCATTAGGAGATAAGTCAGCTACATAATCTACACCCTTCTCAATGAACCACATTTGCGAACCGTCTGGAGATACTTCTCTAATAGTAGGGGTAGAGAAGCCTTGCTCATTTAAAGATTGTATCCATGTTTTATTTATCTCAAGTCCCCAAGCCCTGTCCTCCGCTTTTTCTTTTCTCTTATACGCCCATTCGTCTATATCACGTTCTTCGTTAGGAGATTTATCCTGCCAGTCTGGAGTACGCCCACCAGTGCGCCCCTTAAATTTACGCTCTGAGGATGGGATAGCTTTTTCCATAGCTTGAATATCAGGTAATGCTTCTCCGCCACCCTCTTCTCCGCCACCCGGTACTTCAGGTTGTTCAGATTTTTGTTCAGCTTCTTGTATTTGCTGCTCAAGTTGCAACTCCTGTCCTTGAGCTTGCATTTGAACAGTCTTAGCCATTTCTCCGGTAACAATAAATTCTGCGTCTTCCAAACCAACACTATCTTCTTTTAATTTAATTTCAAACCCCAGTTGGGCTAATTGACTTGCGATACCCACTCTCTGTTGAGCAAAACTAATTCGGGTCGCTTCTGCTTTTTCTTCAGGAGTTGGTAACAATAATTCAAAATCAGTTATCCCAAAAGCTTTCAAAATCTTTGGGAACACTTTTTCATGAAATAATCTTTGGTCGGATTCAACTACACGACTCATAACAACTAATTGTTGAGTCTGGGTGGATAGACCACCAAAAGCTTCTGGTGCGCCTTGCCATGCAGGGGTTACACCCCATACCGCCCCAACACGTTCTCGAATCTCTTCTTTAACCGGAAGATAATCCATCTCTTGTAACGTATGGAACAAACGTACCAAGTCTACTCGCCCTCTTTGGTTACGACTAGAAACCGCAACCATAGGGATGTAGTTCGGGTCTAACCTAGTTTGGGCGGCAATGTGTTCTCGTTCCTTACGCAAGCTTTCTGGATCATCAGTTGTCACCATAAGCATTGACGCTGGCATCTTACGCTCAAAGAAGTACCGATATATGTTCTTATCCATTCCAATTAATGTAAGAGCTTTTTCAAACACTGTAAGAATTGGAGACCACCCATACGTTTCGGAGGGAGAAAATTTAGAAACATGTATAATTTCGGTATCTCTAAGATAGATATGTTGGTTCCTGTGGTAGTATTTATACATTGCAGGAACACGGTCATACCCTTTCTTGGATTTCCCCGGCACTTCCTCAACATCACTTCGATCCATAGGACATATGAAATGAGCATTTTTAGGGAGACCGGCTTGATCAAGATCAAATTCAACAAGCGCGGGGTTTAATCGACGTATTTCTTTTACTTTAGATTTTATATTCCCCCCATCATCATAATACTCTTTTACTAAATACAAAAATCCATCATCAACAGTATTTATATCATTATGAAATTGTCTGAGAACCGACTCTAAACTTTGGTCAAAAACGTTGGCATCCGTTAAAAAGGTATTAAAAACTTTTAATTGTTCTCGATCAGCCTTTTCTTTTGTGGGGTGAATTTCCATGCCACGCCTAAAAACTTCTCCCGTGATATGTCCTAGAGCGGTACGAATTTCAGCTACGGAAAATGCAATTGTCTGTAAATCTTGCACAAGCTGTTGCCTGTATGCCATCTGGTGGCGAACCCATGTGTTGACAATGTGATCAAGACCTATTGACGGTGAAGAACTTGTGTCCCCCTGCTGCTTCATTAACTGAATGAAGTTCAACCCCTCGTTCATATCCATCATTTGCTGCGCCATTCCGGGCATTTCAGGCATATATTCAGATAATTTCATAAATTAATCCTTGGGTAATTCGTTTAGATTACTAGAAGCTATGGTATCCATAGCAGCTAGTTTGATAACCGCATCCATAGCTTTTTCTTTTATAAAGTAATCTTGTGACCGATTACTATGTACACGTAATTGTGCCAACTCATCATTTTGTTCAGATACTTTAATTTCTAAGTTCCTTAGTTTTTCTTGCGCCGCACTATATTCCGTTAGAACTTGATCTATTTCTTCGCTAGATCGTCCGCTGGAATCAGCTACATTATCTAAAATTCCTAAACGTCCCGCTTCTTTCATTAGAGATATAAACGCTCCCTCAGATATAGCCGTTACCGCTTCAGTCTTGTCGGGAACTTCATCATCCGGGCCGATGCTTTTTAAATCATCGTGCCACGTATCGAGAACTCTCCATGTCCCCGCCTCATCTCTATTAGCAATATATTGCTCATCACGTTCTCTAAGAATATTACCTAATGTCATTACTGTTCTCCTTACTTTACTTATCTATTATACTACAAAAATTAAAATTTACGCTATGTGGCACTTACTCCAACCACAAGATTTGCACGTTACGCACCCTCCCTCTTCTACAAGGTACACATTATCACAGCAAGGCTCATTATTTCCTATCTGCAATGATGCGTAATCTACATCGAACCCGTTTAATACCCCTTGTTTAGGGGAGTCCGCCTTTACTAAAACTTCCTTTTCACGGCTCCCCGACCTATAAACTGTAATCCCTTTGCAACCATTCTCCCACGCTGT